GCAACTACCCTTGGCGCTGCAACTGCTAATACTCCAGCAGCCATTCGTATTGGTCAAACCGATGAAAACAATGGCGTAAGAATTGTCAATGGAACAAGGATTACATTTGATTACGCTGGGACTTACAGTTTCTTTTGGTCGGGTCAGTTCGACAGCAGCGTGTCAGGGGAGCATGATGTAAATGTTTGGTTAAAGAAAAATGGAACTGCAGATGTGGTTGGTTCCAATGGCATAATTCTTGTACCACCAAAGCATGGAGTTATCAACGGACATATTATTAGTGGCTGGAACTTTGTGTTCACGGTTGCTGCTGGTGACTACTATGAACTTTATTGGATGACTGATGATGTCGGTATCTCCATACAGACATATCCAGAAAATACTCATCCATCTACTGCCTCTGTTGTTGTTACAGCAACTCAAGTTATGTATACCCAAGTTGGTCCAACAGGCTCTACTGGCGCGCCATCTACAGTTACAGGCCCAACAGGCTCACAAGGTATTCAAGGCGTAACAGGCCCACAAGGCATTCAGGGTGTTACAGGATCTACAGGAGCAACTGGAATCCAAGGCCCAACTGGTTCTACAGGAGCCACGGGACTTCAGGGAATCCAAGGCGTCACAGGTGCAACTGGAATTCAGGGCGAGACTGGTCCTCAAGGAATACAAGGACCTACAGGTGCAACTGGCGCGCAAGGTATTCAAGGTATCACGGGAGATATTGGACCTACAGGTTCACAGGGTGTTCAAGGTGTTCAAGGCATACAAGGCGAGATCGGTCCTACAGGTACCCAAGGTATACAAGGACCGACAGGATCTACAGGTGCAACTGGTTTAACTGGAGCAGACTCTACTGTCACAGGTCCAACTGGAGCACAGGGAATTCAAGGATCAACAGGACCAACTGGCGCGGATTCAACTGTTACAGGTCCAACTGGTATCCAAGGCGTAACTGGCCCAACTGGCGCTCAAGGAATTCAGGGACCAACGGGTTCAACTGGATCTACGGGTGCGCAAGGCATCCAAGGAATCCAAGGTGAGACAGGCCCACAGGGGATTCAGGGACCAACTGGTGCCACTGGTGCTTCGATTACAGGACCTACTGGAACTCAGGGGTCAACTGGAGCAACAGGCTCTACAGGAAACTTAGTCTATGCAAAGAATGCAACTGAAGGAACTGTAGCAGCGTTTACGCCTGTGTACATTAACTCTCAGACTTTAGGTCTTGCTGAGATTACTTTTGACGTTGCAGACGCTTCAAATGTTGGAAAAGTACCAGCCAACGGTATTACTACTGCAAGTGTTGCTTCAGCAGCCTCTACAAACATTCTTACGCATGGTGTTGTTACAGGTCTTACTCTCACGTCTTACTCAGATGGGGATCTTTTATATGTAGCGTCAGGTGGCGGATTTACAAAGACTCGTCCTACAGGGTCGAACAGAATTCAACCATTTGGCAGAGTCTTATCTGTAGACAATGGTTCTATTTATGTTTATGGAAATGGATTTACCTCGTCTATTGAAACACTTCCAAACCTAACTAATGACAAGATTTGGTATGGAACATCTGGTCGTCCAGTAGAAACTTCACTGTCTTCAGATATAGTTCCAGAAGGTTCCACAAACAAATACTTTTCTGAGGAACTCGCGCAGGACGCGGCAGCATCACTATTTACCACTGGTGTTCACTCAGGAATTGCAGTTGAGTACAACGACTCGACTGGAAAAATAAACTTAACTAACGTAGGTGTTACCTACATATCAGGAACAAATAACGAAATCTTTGTGACTGGCCCTACAGGTTCAGTAACAATCGGAATCCCTGACTCCCCTGTGTTCGTGACCCCAAATATTGGCGTGGCTACTGCTACATCTGTAAACGGTACAACAATTCCAAGTAGCAAAACTCTTGTTGTCACTACAGACATTGGTTCAACCGTTCAAGGGTATGACGCTGATTTATCCGCTATTGCTGGTCTTACTGGGCCTACAGGTTCTCTATACAAAACTGCTGCTGACACATGGGCGCTAGATACTAATACGTATCTAACCACTACTAGTGCTGCATCGACATACCTAACTACCTCAAACGCTGCGTCTTCATACCAACCTCTCGACGCAGGGCTCACCGCAATCGCAGGAGTTACAGGTCCTACAGGTCTTTTGAAGTGGACTGGTAGTGATACCTGGGTGATTGACCCAACAAACTATGTAAAGTCTGTGACTGGAACTGCCAATGAAGTTTCAGTATCCACCACCTCTGGCGCAGTAACCGTAGGTCTTCCAGACGATGTGACAATCGGAAACAATCTGACTGTGAATGGAAACCTTGACGTTCAAGGAACCACCACATCTACGTTTGCTACAACCGTAGCCACAAGAGATAATCTACTTTACTTAAATGCTGCTGAAGATGTTCCTATTACAAATGCAGTTGGCAACGGAACTTATGTAGTCTACACGGCTAGCCACAGTAATTACACAGTTGGAATGGACATACGCGTAACTGGTATGAATCCATCATCATTTAATATTTCTTCTGCTGATAACTTAACAATCTACGCGGCAGATGAGTTTACTTTTACTGTTGCAAAAACCACAACAGATACGTTTATTAGCGGCGGAATGGCTCACGCTAAGTATGAAGTAAACCCAGATCTAGGTTTTGCTGGCGGATACTACAACGGTTCTTACGCTCATGCTGGATTGTTCCGCGATGCATCAGATGGAAAGTTTAAGTTCTTCCAGGGATACACTCCAGAGCCTGATGAAGCAATAAACATTGATACCTCTCATGCTTCCTTCGCTCTTGCCCCTATGCAAGCAAGTTCATACTATGGCGCTTGGGCTGGAGACGTTATTGGTACGTCCTACATCCACGCTGATATTGCTCGTTTAGCAAGTCCTACCTTTACTGGGACCGTAACAATCCCAACCCTAAACCTAACTAACGCCTTAGGATATGCATACGGCGGAACAGGTCTTACAACTTTGGGTACAGCAGGCCAGGTTCTAACCGTGAACGCTGGCGCCACGGCCCTAACGTGGACTACACCAAGTTCTGGACCCGCACCAACAACTACAGTAGTTACTGCAAACACTGCTACAACCATTGAGTCATACTCAATCAGTGCTAATAGAAGTGCAGAGTTCTTAATTCAGATTACTCAGGGGTCTAACTACTACACCTCAAAGGTAGTAGCAATGCACAACGGAACAACTGCATACATAACAGAATTTGCAATCTTAGAGCCTACGGCTGGAGCCATTCCAGTCACCATTTCTGGTACAATTTCAGGTGGTAACTTGCTGCTGCAGGCAACTATTACAAATGCTGCTAGCACCAATGCCACAGTAAAAGTACTAGAGACACTCATCGGGGTATAGCATGGCTAATAAGAACCTAAAGGTTTCTTCTGGCCTGTCTTCAAAGACTCTTGGAGGGCTACTTCCTGAAGTTGGAACCATTCTTGCATATGCAGGCTCCACTGCTCCTGCTGGTTGGTTACTTTGTAATGGTGCAACTTTCACTGCTACAACTTACCCAGAACTCTACATTCTTCTTGGTAACTCAAACACTCTTCCAGATCTACAAAAAAAGTACCTAAGAGGCGCGGCAACTGCAAATACTGCAGGAGCAAACGTTGCTGGCGGGCATACTCATAATGCTAACTATCTAGCATCAAACTCAACTAACAATAACAGTGCTGACCATAATCACGCCCATAATATTAACTACAACGGCGTAGGTGCTAGTACTTTTTATCATGATCACTACATTCTCGGCACTGGACAAGCAGGTCCATATATGACCAACGCTGGTAACTATGTTGTTGGTACACAAGGAAACATGGTTGGAACCCATTATCACTATGGCTACTGGGCAAACTACGCTGGAAACATGGGACAAACTGGTGTGTACCATGGGCATAATATTGACGCTGTGAGTGCTAACGCTTCTAACCCTTCTCACTCACATGCATTTGATGTTAGTACTGTCGCTGCTGCACTTACTACTACTACTGAACTTCCGCCAACTATTTATCTAAACTACATAATTAAGGCTGGATAGCATGGCTGATTTTAAAGTTGAAAGTGGTATTACTTCTGCATCTTCTGTAGTCCCTTACTTCACCGTAGGATCAATTATTTCTACAATTAAAACATCTGCATCGCCAGGCTGGCTTATGTGCGATGGCACGGAATATAGTAAAACTGGTACTTACGCAACTCTTTTTAATAAAATTGGGATACGCTACGGCGAGACCAATGGTTCAGGTGGCGTAGGTACATCTCATTTCAAGGTTCCAAATCTAGTGAGTAACTACCTATTTCCTATGTCTTCTGGAGCGTCAGCAACTGGTGGCGCTACAAATCATTTTCATACTGTGAATGCAAACGCTAGCGCCGCTAGTGCTTCAGCAGGTAACCACACTCACACTGTTGCTCAGGCTGGCTTTGGTGGTGGAACTTCATATCACTCCCATGGAAACTCTGGTACTGGCTACGTTGGAGCAAACGGTACTAATCCAGCAAATGCAAATAAAACTGGAACTGGTGGTACTGGCTATGGCTCAGGTGGCGCGCATGTCCATGATGGCTACAGTTTTGCAAATACAAATGCTGATGGAACAAACGCTAGTTACCACAACGTAGATTCTTTAGGAATTAATGCTGCTTCATCTCCTGCCCATACTCATACTTCAATATCAGCGCTATCTAGTACATCTGCCGCAGGGTCGTACGTAGTTCCATCTTTTACTGTTAATTTTATGATTAAGGCTTAGTAATATGGGCGAAAACTTAAAGATTAAAGATCAAATTGACGTAGCAAGAAGTACAGACTTACTGCTTCCAGTCGGTGTAATTATTCCCGTGGCTGGTTCAACTTACTCGTCTGACTCTCCTGCAACTACAGGGCTGTGCCCCTGTGATGGACGGGCTCTTAATACTTACACCTATCGCGCTCTACATGCAGTTATTAGCAATACATATGGTGGAACTGCCTATTCCGCTGGCACAACTGACCAGCCTGCTGCTTCTACAACTTTTAATGTTCCAGACTTATACACAACACCTAGATTTACCGCAATGAAGGACACAAACGTAAACCTATCTTCAACAGCAGGTGGCAATACTCACACCCACCCTATTGGCACGAATGCAACTGGCGTGACTACATCAGATAGTGATACTCACAGCCATTCAAGTTATGCTGGTGCTGGATATGGAGGAGACCATGGTCACTCAGTAGCGGCTGCATACGTAAACACTAACTCTGCTGCTGCCCACACGGGGGCTGGCTCAAAAAGAGATGGGCCTAATGCTTTAGCGTCTATCAACCATACCCACGCTCAGTATTGGAATGGTGCGAACACTGCAGGCGGCGGAGGGCATAGTGACTCTTTTTACTTTAACCATGATGTACGGGAAAGTGGTATTCACTCCCACAACTACACGACTTCAGGCACAACTACTGCTGCCACAACGCTTCCACCATATGTAACAGCACTAATGTATATTAAGATATAACAAACAAAGTAAATTGGAGTAATAATGGCTTATAGATCAGTTGTTGCTGAGGATAAAATTTTATTTTTTCTCTCGGACACAAACATAATTGAATTAAATAGTTACGATAAAGTAAAAATGCTTGTAGAAGCGTCTTCTGGAAATTTAGAGAGTCTTGTTGCAGAAATCAATGAAAAGTTGATAGCATCTGCTGAGGAAGAACTAGTAAAAATGACGGATGGAACTGGTAGTCTTCTACAAAAGACTTCAGCATACGCTAGATTACTTCAGGTAGTTGGCCAATACCACTACTTAGAAGAGAAGAATAGGCAGGAAAGACTTGAGCAAGAGAGATTGGCTAGCGGGATTACGGAGTAATTCTGACCAAAAACTTATTGAGTTTATCCCTTTAAGCAAGGAAAACGGTAAAGTTTTTGATCCTCCTGTACCTTCATCAAAAGTAATCCCTGAGTGGTATAAACGCCAAAAGTCTCAAGTTTACGAAAACAATCTTGCTATTGATCCTGTAACAGGAAACTCTGCTCGCACTATAAAAGCCTGCATGCCTGTGTTTGACATGCTTTCTGCTGGTTACTCCATACTTCTTCCTGCAGACATCTACGTTAGACCAGAAGGCGGGGATGACAACTCCCCCTCTTTTTCGTGGAGTATCGACAATATTAAGTCGATAGATGTTCATGATCCTGTACAGTTTAGTGAGTTCAATGTCCCTAAAGACTACTATCCAACTGGTATTAAGTTAAATAACCCTTGGATCATTAAGACTCCACCTGGATACTCATGCCTATTTATGACACCACCCCTCCGCGAGGATTTACCTTACTACTCAATTCCAGGGATTGTTGACACTGATAAGCATATAAATCCAATTAACTTCCCCGTGTTCTTCAAACGCGGTTGGGGAGGGATTCTTGAGATGAATACTCCAATTATTCAAGTTATCCCATTTAAGCGCGAAGAGTGGCATCACTCGGTATTAGAAGATAACTATCTTGATTCCGAAGCATCTTGGCAAAATGCTAAGCGTAAACTCACAAATAGGTACAAGACTTTCTACAGGACACCTAAGGTATGGCGATGAGGAAAAAACTTAAAAAAGATAAGCGGGTTACTTACCTTATCTTCAAGGGCAAGATATGGTCTAAAGAAAAGGCTAAACAAGGAAACAGAGAATACACTGGGAGTAATCCTCATAATAAGCATCTACATATTTCTATTAATGCCGCTTGTTCTGCAGATACTTCTCCGTGGTTCTGGTGGTTAAACCAACCAAAGATTGTTAGCCAGGTAGTAGCAAAGGTGCTACCAGTACCTGCAAAGAAAGCATATAAGACTGAAGTTTGTACCTGCTGCAAAGTGCACGGGACAAAATCCTAATCCCCTAGGAGGATACAATGGAACAATTCAAGCAACTATCACTAACATGGTTCCGTGCTGCAGCGTCTGCTGCTGTTGCACTTTACATTGCTGGTGAGACGGACCTTAAGACCCTTGCTGCTGCAGCACTTGCAGGATTTGCAGGTCCACTACTTAAGTGGCTAGACCCATCCGCTACAGAGTTTGGACGCGGCTCTAAGTAACCTTATTTAAGGGGCCTAGCAGGCCCATAGACACAAGAAACCCCCAGAACTGGTATCTCTACCAGCGCTGGGGGTCTTTTGTCATTTACGCATGTAATTGATTATATCTTCAACCTTAATAAGGTAGCCCTTACTAGGGTTCGGAGGTATGTTGCAAGTAATGGCTCTTCCCCTTGCCGTTACTACCTGCTTCAGTACCTCCGTTGGTACCAACAGGGTTGCCCCCTCCAGAACGAAAGCCCAATAACTTGCCTTCGTGCTGGACAATCCTGATAGATACCAATTCTCGTTGTTGTGTGACCAGCAAACTGTCTCGATGTATAGGTTGCCAGTCTCTTTCCATTTTAAATCTGTTTTTACTTCTACCGTAGTACCACCTGTTAACAGTTGTTCTACTAGGGCTTCGCCTTGATGACCTACTGCTAGGTCTAAGTCAAAGTCAGATAACTTTGCTGTACTCATGTATCTCCCATGCTAGACCGACTGGTGTAGGAATTATATTTAGTTTCTTTCTTAACTGACTTCTGTGTCTAGGTGTAGTTCCTGCCCAATAACCTTGCACTGAATTATGTAACGCGTAATCAAAGCACTGTTGTTTTACTGGACATCCTGCGCAAATTCTTTTAAGTAGGTTTGCTTCTCTGTATCCTGGCTCATTATCTTCGCAGAACCACATCTCTGTGTTAGTTCCAGCGCAGGCTGGTGTCTCTGTCCATTGTGGGTAACTCATTAGAACTCAAATGCTAGATACCAGAAACCAAGTTCTACACTGAGAAAGCCTTTACTTAGATTAAAGCCAAGACCAAATCCCATATTACGACCATAGGTAATCCAGTTATTCTTGCCTAGTTTCTTTGCTGCCATCTTATCCTCCTGTTGAATAGAAGCCCGTGCCATTGAACTTAATGGCTGGTGCTGTCCAGATTCTAACCATAGTCTCTCCGCAGGTGCTACATGGGATTGGTGCCGAGTCCGATAACTCCACCACACTGCCACACGTTTCGCATTTAAAATCATATAAAGGCATTAATCGCAATCTCTCCAGTCTTCTGGTGTGGGTGCTGTTGTAATAGTCCCACACTCTTTACATTTCTGAGCAAGGTCATACCATGTAACTTCTCTTGTCTCTTGGTCCCACATTACTGTAATCTCAAACATCATGCAACCACAGATACAGGCAAATGTAGGTGTACCTCTAAGGTCATTCACCATCTTGGTTATTCCAAAAGAACTTGTAGTAGTTTACATCTAAAGAGAACCGTTTCATATGTTGAACAGTGGCTCCTGTATGAGAATAGAGTGGGACTCCTGCTTGCCCCATGAGTTTGAAGAAGTTAATATCTTCGGAGACAAATTGTTCACCAACCCCAGTCTCATTTAAATAGGGTACATCACCATGCACTCTACGCATTTGCGTGACTGCGTTACGGTGCATGAGCACGAATCCAAATCCTGCTGAACCAACTTTAATAAGTGCATCTTTTGGCAAAGGGTGAACGTATGCAATTTTGTACTCATCTCCTTCAACCCAGTTAAATATAGCAGGATACGGAGCCATAAGGCTACGCTCATTTTCTTTAGATATAAAATATGTGCCTGTTACTACTGGTCTTTCTTTAGAATCTGCTGCTGCCCATACTTTTTGTAGTGCATCTTCTGTTAATACTATGTCACTGTCTACCCACAGTACCCAATCAAAGTCTGTTTTGTCATACCAGAAGTTCAATGCTTCTTGGCGTTGTCTTCCTATCTGATTGCCCTGCACACGCATGGCTGATTCAATGGGTAGTTTAGATTTTAATGCAGCATAAACAATACCTTCAGTGAACTTACCATCTGTTGTGCCGTTGTCACACCAGCACATGATGATGGATTCATTCTTCTTCGGGTCCATCGGGGCTTTGACCTGCGGTTTCATCTGGCTCTGGCTGTGTTTCCTGGTCTTGGTCATGGTATGGCTTCCACCCTCCTAGGTGTTTGACTAATGAGTTGAGTG